GGCTATATTTATAGTGTAAATTATTCACAATATAATATGGCAGAAAATAAGTCATTAGTTGAGGAAGCACTACTCCAAATGAAAAATTTGGAACAAGTAGTAGCGGAAAATGCAAAAGGAATACTTGCTTCTACAATGAAGGAAGAAATCTCTGAACTAGTAAAAGAGTCTTTGAAAGAGGCTGAAGAGGAATCTAACGAAATGGAAATGGACGAACAACCTGAAATGGATGTTATGACTATTGATATGGATTCCGAAGAATCTGACGATGAATCCGAAGAAATGATTGATATGAATTCTGAAGACGACATGGATGACATGGAGTCTGAAGATGAAATGGATTTTGAACTTTCTATGGATGATGAAGAAGAAGATGAACAACCAATCGACCTTAGAAATGCTTCTACAGAAGAAATTCTTAAAGTATTCAAGAAAATGGGTGATGAAGATGGAATTATTGTAACTCAGGATGATGAAGACATTCATCTTACTGATAACGATGAGGATGTTGAGTATATTATCCAAACTGAAGGTGACGATGAATCTGATGAGGAAGTTATCGATGAAGAAATGCACGGAGAAGAAATGGAAGAAAACATTTCTGATGAAGAGCTAGATTCGATGATGGACAGTATTTTCCAAGAATCTGAAATGGAAGAAGAAGACTCAATGGAAGAAGATGAAGTTGTTTATGAAATCGAAATGGACATGGAAGATGATGAAATGGAAGATTCAGAAATGGACGAAGAGTACATGGAAGAAGAAGACATGATGGAGGCTATTGGTTTCAAACCAGTTATGGGTCACACAAAAAAATCAACATTAACAAATAAAGCTAAGAAAATGGAAACAAAAGAAGGTGACATGATGACCAAACCTGTAGTAGGTAAAGGTGTTAAAACAGGAAAACCTGATTTTGAATTCAAAGAAGGTAAGAAGATGGAAACTAAGGAAGAAGTCATCGAACCTAAAGGTTCAGCTAAAGGTGTTAATATGAATTTGAAACCTAAGAAGTTTGAATATACAGAAGCAAAAAAGAAGCAGGGTTATGATGCTCGTGAAGACGAGAGAGAAGGAATGAAGCACGGCAAGATTGCTGGTAAGGATTTGAAAACTACCAAAGCAAGAAGAGACGATGCTCATTTTGAAACTCGTAAAAAAGGAGAACATTCAGAAGCTGCAAGAACATTAGGTAATGGAACAAGAAATTACCCTATGAGAAAAGGTCTTCCAAAAATGAAAGTTATACCAAACGAATATCTTCAAGAAGAAGTCGAAAGATTAAGAAATAAAAACGATGAGTACCGTAAGGCTCTTAACGTGTTCAGAGAAAAACTGAATGAAGTTGCGGTATTTAATTCAAATTTGGCATACGCTACTAGATTGTTCACAGAGCATACAACCACAAAACAAGAAAAAATCAATATCCTAAGAAGATTTGATGATGTGGAAAGTCTTAAAGAATCTAAAAATCTGTATGGTACTATTAAAAATGAGTTGAATACTCAGGTTCAAAGTGTTGTAACTGAATCTATCAAAGAGATTGACAAATCTCCAGCATCAGGTTCAGCACAAAACTTAATTGAATCTAAAACGTATGAAAATCCACAGTTCTTAAGAATGAAGGATATCATGTCAAAAATTAACAGATAAAAATAAATAAATTAAAAAAACCAATATTAAAATGGGTGCATTATTAGAAAGTGGTCTAGTTGGTAACATCGGTCTTAAGCACTTGAAAGTTATCAAAGAAGACACAGTAAATAAGTGGGACAAATTAGGATTCCTTGAGGGTCTAGGTGGTCACTTGAAAGAGAACGTAGCTCAGTTGTACGAAAACCAAGCTTCATATTTGATTAACGAAGCTTCTTCAACTTCTGACTCAGGTTCTTTCGAGACCGTAGTTTTCCCAATCGTAAGAAGAGTATTCTCTAAACTTCTTGCAAACGATATCGTATCTGTACAAGCAATGAACTTACCAATCGGTAAATTGTTCTACTTCGTACCTAAAATCCAAGGTTACTCTGGTGGTACTACTCCTAACGACCTAGGTTACTTCGGTCAATCTGGTGACCACTACGCTCCTGTAGGTTCTCCAGGTAACTACCCAGGTAATCCTGACGCTGGTTACACTAACGGTACAGGTTCTTACAATCCTACATACACAAAGGATTTGTATGACTTGTTCTACGAAGGTAACGAAGCTGGTTTGAATCCTCCAGGTTTGTTCGACTACTCTAAAGGTAAGTGGTCAGCTACTACAGCTACTACTACAACTGTAGCTTGGAACAACAATGGTCTTATGGTTCCTTCAGCATACACTACAAACGATTACAGAAAGGTTATTATCGTATTGAGTGGTTTCTCTAACGCAGGTGCTGGTCAACTTATCGGACCTAATGGTAACACTATGGATACAGAAGAATTCCTTTCAGGATTGAACATCTTCGGTGTTCCTGGTAACCCAACTACAGTTGCTAACTTCAACAATCCTTACTTATTCAGAGTAGTAACTCAAAGATACGGTAAGGGTATCGTAGAATACGGTAACCAAGCTTCAACTACTTGGCCAACAACTGGTTCAGGTGGTCAGTACTACAACGTATGTGACGCTAACGGTAGAATCTACTTGGAGGTTGACCTTCAGGTTCCTGTTTGTGTTGAGTGTGGTCAAACATCTCCTGATGGTTACACAGGTTCTACATTCTCGTCTACAACAGCATTGAACCAAGCGTTCGTTGGTGTTTACAGAATCTACAAAGAACTTGAATTCGAAGACCAAATCGGTGAAGTTTCTTTCGACCTTGAGTCAGTAACTGTTTCTGTTACAGAAAGAAAACTTAGAGCACAATGGTCTCCTGAATTGGCACAAGACGTTGCGGCATTCCACAACATCGACGCTGAAGCTGAATTGACAGCTTTATTGTCTGAGCAAGTGGCTGCTGAAATCGATAGAGAAATCTTGAGAGACTTGAGAAAAGGTGCGGCTTGGAACCTAAGATGGGATTACAACGGATGGAAGAGACTTGCTTCTAGCGGTACAACTCCATACACTCAGAAAGACTGGAACCAAACTTTGATTACTGCAATCAACCAATTGTCAGCTCAAATCCACAAATCAACTTTGAGAGGTGGTGCTAACTGGATTGTTGTTTCTTCTGAAGTTTCAGCTATCTTTGACGACTTGGAGTACTTCCACGTTTCAAACGCGGCTCCTGAGCAGGACCAATACAACATGGGTATCGAAAGAATCGGTACTTTGTCAGGTAGATACCAAGTGTATCGTGACCCTTACTTCCCAGCTAACCAAGTGTTGATTGGACACAAAGGAACTAGCTTGTTGGATACAGGTTACATTTACGCTCCATACGTACCTCTACAATTGACTCCAACAATGTATAACCCATTCAACTTCACTCCTATCAAGGGTATCATGACTAGATACGCTAAGAAGATGGTTAACAACCGTTTCTATGGTAGAGTAACAGTTGACGGTGTTAGAACATTCGACTTGAGAGAATTGAGATAATATTTATCTTAATTAACAACAGAAGGGAGACGAAAGTCTCCCTTTTTTTATTTTACGGGTATTTATAAGATATAATTTTCAAAAGGTGAGTCTTTGTAAAAAACTTGTAATCAAAAACATATCTACTGTTGTTAGGGTTATCTCATACACTCGATGTTCGGATGGTTTGGTAATTGACAATTATCAAATTCCTGCAGGTGCTACAAGGACAATTTATTATAGAATATTTTCTTATAGTACTGCATCTCCTCAAAGTTTTCAAATTTTATCGTTAGAAGATTGGCCGCCAGCTTCAACACCAACACCAACACCCACGATAACTCCTACGGTGACTCCTACGGTGAGTATTACTCCTACTAATACTGCTTCACCAAGTCCAACGAGAACGAGTACTCAAACACCTACACAGACCTCCAGTGGGACTGCAACGCCAACACCTACACCAACCGTAAGTCCAACTCAAACTCCAACTAACACACCTACTCCTTCAATTACTCTGTCGGCAACAAATTCACCAACACCGACAAATACAAATACTCCAACTCAAACGTCAACTCAAACACCTACGAGTAGCGTTACTCCATCAAATACGCCAACGCCAACAATAACTGAATCACCAACATCAACACCAGGTGAAACTCCAACTCAAACTCCCACAAATACCGCATCTAATTCTCCTACACCAACAAATACGGATACTCCGACCCAAACTCCATCCCAAACACCAACATCGACGGTCACTAGTACTCCTACGGTAAGTATTACAGCATCTCCAACAGCAAGTAATACCCCAACTAATACTCCTACAAATACTGTTACCGCAAGTAATACTGTTACACCAACACAAACAGAAACTCCAAGTCCAACACCCGGAGAATCTCAGACTCCGACACCATCGGTAACCCCAACAATTACTTTGTCTCCAACAAATAGTGGTACACCGACTACAACACCAACCAACACATTCACACCAACTCCTTCGATAACATCATCACCTACGGAAACTCCAAGTCCAACACCTGGAGAAACACCATCTCCGACCGCTTCGATTACACCTACAAATACGCCGACACAGACCTCAACAACAACACCAACTAATACTCCATCAAACACTGAAACTCCGACTAACACGCCGAGTCCTACTGTGACTGATACCCCAACCCCAACTCCTGGAGAATCTGCGACTCCAACTCCGACTCAAACAGGAACACCAACAAATACTCCAAGTAACACGGCATCTCAAACTCCAACACAGACTGAAACACCAACAAATACTCCAAGCAACACATCTTCTCAAACACCAACTCAAACTGGTACTCCAACAAATACGCCAAGTAACACGGCTTCTCAGACTGCAACACAAACACCAACTCCAACTGAAACACCAACAAATACTCCAAGTAATACAGCGTCTCAGACTGCAACACAAACACCAACTCCAACTGAAACACCAACAAATACTCCAAGTAATACAGCGTCTCAGACTGCAACACAAACACCAACGCAAACTGAAACGCCAACCAATACTCCAAGTAATACAGCGTCTCAGACTCCATCTCAAACACCTACTCAGACCGGTACACCAACAAACACGCCAAGTAACACAGCTTCTCAGACTGCAACACAAACACCAACTCCAACTGAAACACCAACAAATACTCCAAGTAATACAGCTTCCCAAACTCCGACTCAGACTGGTACACCAACAAATACTCCAAGTAATACAGCATCTCAGACTCCATCTCAAACGCCAACTCAGACTGGCACACCAACAAATACTCCAAGTAACACGGCTACTGAGACCCCAACTCCGACACCGACACAGACTCCAACTCCGACACAAACATACACTCCTACCCCAAGTTTAACAGCATCAGTTACTCCAACAGAAACTCCGACTCAAACACCCGAACCAACTTATTGGTCAATTAATGAATTGACAAATTGTTGTACTGGAGAACGATATAATCCTGGGGTTCTTGTTAGTTTATCTTCGACAGCACCTCAAAATGGTGACACAATTTCTGTGAATGCCGATGGTACAGGAATCAAGTGTTGGACAATCACGAGTGAGGTCACACCAATATCACCAGAATCTGGAGAATATATCATAACTAATTATGGTCCTGAAAACTGTGAGATTTGTTTGACATCGTACCCATGTCCTTCACCAACTCCTACTCCAACTCAGACACAGACTCCAACACAAACTCAAGCGGAATTGGTTTATATCTTGGAAGAATGTCCAGGTGGTGGTGATGTAATATATGCTAACTTTATAAATGCCGG